ACCAAGAATCGTGCGGATGCGCTTGATGACCTAAAGTTTTCCTCTGGCTTCCAATGGCCGGTTGAGGTGCAAAACTCACGAAACTTAGAGGCGCGGCCTTGCCTGACCATCAATAAGCTCGATGCTTACATCCGGCAGATTTGCAACCAGCAGCGCCAATCTCGTCCACGCATCAAAGTCCACGGCATGAACGGCGCGTCAGACGCCAAAATTGCGGAGATTTTGACCGGTATTTGCCGCCACATTGAGGTCAATTCAGACGCTGATACGGCTTACGACACCGCTTTTGAGTACGCGGTTCGCATGGGTTGGGGCTTTATGCGCCTGACCACTAAATATGTGCGTGAAGATTCCTTTGATCAGGAAATCTACATTGAGCCGATTGATAACCCTTTCTCTGTTTACTACGATCCCAACTCCACGTTGCCGGACGGCTCCGACTGCGAAGGGGCGATGATCACCGAGTTTATTTCCAAGAAGAAGTTTCGCTCCATGTATCCCAATGCGGATGACGGTGGAAACTTTAACCCAACCGGAACCGGCGATTATGGGTCTGAATGGGTGACAAAAGAGGATATTCGGATTGCGGAGTGGTTCTACACAGACCGCCAAAAGACCAAACTTGTGCTGCTTTCTGATGGCACAACCGCCTACAAAGAGGACTTGCCTGCGCCTGAGCTGCTAATGGCCGCTGGCATTCAAGTTATTTCTGAGCGCGACACCATCCGCAAGAAAATCAAGTGGTGCAAGCTGACCGGCTTGGAAGTCCTTGAGGAAACTGAATGGCCTGGGCGTTTTATCCCCATCATTCCTGTTTACGGACACCAGCTCGTAGTCGATGGAAAGCGTAAAGTCTATGGCCTTGTGCGCGAAGCGAAAGACGCCCAAAGGATGTTCAACTACTGGCAAACCGCCATCACAGAAACAGTCGCGCTGGCTCCCAAAGCCAAGTGGCTGCTTGCGGAAGGCCAAGACGAAGGCCACGAGAATGACTGGGCGCAGGCCAACATCAAGTCGCTGCCGGTCTTGCGTTACAAACAAAAGGACATTGAGGGCAATCCAGCGCCTCCGCCTACGCGCATCCAGCCTGAACCGCCTCCGGTGGGAATCATGGCCGCTGCCGAGTCAATCAATAATGATCTTCAGGCGGTTGTGGGTATCTACGATCCTAGCCAATTTGCCCAAGGAAACCTGTCTGGCAAGGCCATTCGCGGCCAGCAGATGCAGATTGATCTAACCAACTTCAATTACTACGACAACTTGACACGCTCCTTGCGGATGGTTGGCCGTCAGATTCTTGATCTAATTCCCAAGATTTATGACCATGAGCGCGTCATGCGGATTATTGGATACGATGGTCAGCCGGAAATGGTGACAATCAACCAGCGCGTCCAAGATGATATGGGCGTTACCAAGATTCTGAACGATGTGACCGTTGGTGAGTACGATGTGGTCATGGACACCGGCCCTGCGTATCAGTCCAAACGTCAGGAAGCCGTAGAGTCGATGCTTCCTCTTATCTCTGCCAATCAAGAACTGTTCAATTTGGCCGGAGATTTGGTGTTCCGCAACATGGACTTTCCTGGCGCGGATATTATTGCTGACCGGCTGGCTGCGGTTAATCCGTTGGCTCAGATTGACGATAAGTCAGAAATCCCACCGCAAGTCCAAATGCAGCTTCAAATGTCGCAGAAACAAATTGCTGACCTTCAGCAACAGATTGCGGCCATGCAGCTTGAGAAACAATATCGTGCCGATGTTGAGGCAATGCGTCAGGAAGGCGAAACCAAGCGCAAGCTCATGGACGTTACCTCACGCGCCCACAATACGGAAACAATGGCCGAGGTCAAAGTTAACGATCAGAACACGCGCTCGATCACCAGTCAGAACAAGACCGAGATTGAGGCGATTGTCAGCCTCTTGTCTAAGCGCATGGATTTGACGCAGCTCAAGGAAGAAATTGCAAGGCGTGAGGCCGAGCAATTGGATGCCGCGTCATTTGCTGCGACAGACGTTGAACAAGGTGGCAATCCGTTAGCAAGTTGACACTCACTTACAAAGGGTTTCTAATATCACTAAGCCTACCAATGGGCATCATTGGGTTAATTCTTGGAGCAATCCATGTCTGAAGCAGCACAAGCAGCGCCAGCTAGTAGCGCAGTTGTAGTAACTAGCGAAAATTTGGCAGATTTTCAGTTAAAAAGAATGGGTTTAGCTGAACCAACGCCTCCGACTGAGGCCGCACCAGAGGTTGCGGAGCCGGTTGTAGAGGAAGCTCAGAGTGAACCTGAAGCTGAAGAAAAGCCTGCGACAGAAGAACGGAAGCAAAACCCAAAACTTGAGAAACGGTTTTCGGAGCTGACCAAACAACGCGAAGCGGCTCGCCAAGAAGCGGAACGCGAAAGAGTTGCAAGGGAAGCCCTAGAGTCAAAGCTCAAAGAGTTGGAAGCTAAGGTTAGTCCTCCAAAACAGGAAGTTTCCGAAGAACCACTCCCAGAGCAATTCAACGATGCCTTTGAATACGCAAGGGCTTTGGCTGAATACTCTACCGAAAAAGCGTTAGCAGAGAGGGATAAGGCAGAAGCGCAGCGTAAAGCCGCCGAAGAACAAGCCGCAAGATTTGAGGCTTGGAATCAAAAGCTAGAAACTGCGAAAAAAGAGATGCCGGACTTTGAGGCGATGGTTGCCTCTAGCGATGTGGCAGTCAGCGACCCTGTGCGCGATGCCATGCTAGAAAGCGATGTTGGCCCTAAAATCCTGTATCACTTGGCCGAAAACCCTGACTTTGCGCGTGAGTTGGCTAAAAAGCCGATCATCACGCAGCTCAGAGAAATTGGGAAGTTGGAAGCTCGTTTTGAGAAAAAAGACGAAATTCCAGCCCGCGAGACTGCCGCTAAAGTTTCAAAAGCACCGCCTCCGATCAATCCGATTAAGGCGCAAGGCTCTGCGATGGATACGTCACTCGATAGCGATAGACAGTTTCATGGCACATACCAGCAATGGAAAGCTGCGCGTCAGGCCGGAAAGATTCGGTAGGCTAAACCTAATCTTTTTAAGGAATCAAAATGGCTAATAATTTACTAACCATTTCCATGATCACCAACGAAGCGTTGATGGTCTTGGAAAACGAACTGACCTTTACTGGCCGCGTTGATCGTAACTATGACGATCAATTCGCCATTGTTGGCGCAAAAATTGGTAATACCGTGAACGTTCGCCGTCCTGGCCGTTTCATCGGTACAACCGGCCCTGCGCTGAACATTGAGGACTTCAACGAAACTTCTGTGCCGGTCACTCTGTCCACACAGTTCCACGTTGACACTCAATTCACTACGCAAGACCTGGCTCTGTCCTTGGATATGTTCTCGGATCGCGTTCTGAAGCCTGCTATTGCCGCTATCGCCAACAAGATTGACTTTGATGGCACGACAATGGCCGTTAATAACACCGCCAACACCGTTGGTACGGCTGGTACTGTTCCTTCCGACATTGCTACGTTTTTGACCGCACAGGCTTATCTGGACGGCGAAGGCGCACCGCGTGACGGCAAGCGTTCTTGCGTGGTTGATCCGTTTACCGGCGCTTCCATCGTTGGTTCGCTCAAAGGACTCTTTAACCCCCAAGGCACGATTTCTCAGCAGTACGAGAAAGGTCTGATGGGTAAAGACACCATCGGCATGAACTGGTATATGGATCAGAACATTGTTTCGCATACCTATGGTTCATATAGCACCGCAACAATGTCCACCAACACCGCAACCTTTACTGGTTCGCTGACAACCGGCTGGGCTTCTACATCCACGATCACAATTGCTGCTGCTACCGCCAATGCAGTTCTCAAGCAAGGCGATACCATCACGATTGCTAACGTGTATGCAGTTAACCCCCAGAACCGTCAGCCCTATGGTGGCAATGTTCTGCGCTCGTTTGTGATTACTGCTCCGGTGACGATCAGCTCCGGTGGTTCCGCTTCCGTTACGGTTTCTCCGGCCATCATCACCGCCGGTCAGTTCCAAAACGTGTATGTGGCCGCTACCAGCGCATCCGCAGTTGTGACTCCGTTCGATAAGACCGGTAAAGTCAGCCCCCAGAACATGGTGTTCCACAAGAACGCATTTACTTTGGCTACTGCCGATCTGGAACTGCCGGATGGCGTTCATTTTGCTGGCCGCGCAAGCGACAAGCAGACTGGCCTCTCAATCCGCGTTGTGCGTCAGTACACCATCAACAACGACTCGATTCCGACTCGTCTAGATGTTCTGTACGGCTGGGCGCCTCTGTATCCTGAACTGGCCTGCCGCGTTGCAGCTTAACCGACTAACCACGAAAGGAAACGAAAATGGCAAATCCAGGCCCCGCAAGTACCCAGACCTACCACTATCTGTTCAACGGTGATTCCACCGATGGTGTACAGATTGTTGGTTCGGCCACTAACAAACTGGGTTTTTATGGCGCAACTCCGGTTGTGCAAGCTGCTGCAATTACTACCATTGCTGATGATGCAACTGGTACCGCAATTGCAACTGCCGTAAATAAAATCATTACGGCACTCAAGAATGTTGGCTTGACCGCCTAACATGATTGCGTAGTAAAAAGGGCTATCCTCACAAGGGGTAGCCCTTTCTTTATGGGGAAAACATGAAACACATAATGATTGCTTTGCCGACTTATACGGGGGTTGTTCACATTGGAACGGTTCACTCACTTATTGACGATCTCATTTCGCTTGTATTGCGTGGCGATCGTTTTACTCTTGTTGATGATGTTGGAAATAGTGCTATTGCCGATTGTAGGGGCGTGATTGCGTCCAATTTCTACAAATCTGACTGCGATCAACTGATCTTTATTGACAATGACGTTTGCTGGGAGCGCGGCAGTCTATTAAAACTGATAGACCACCCTGTTGATTTGGTGGCCGGAATCTACCCCCATCGCCAAGACCCACTCTCTTGGACGGTTCGTTGGGATCAATCTAAGCCTGAGTTGTGGGCTGATCCTGAAACCGGTCTTTTAGAGGCTGAGTGCGTCCCAACCGGCTTTCTTAAAATCTCTAGAAACTGTATATCAAAAATGATAGCGGCCCATCCAAATACCTGGGTTCACGAAAAAGCAGAGGGTGGCGAGTTTTGGCCCTTGTTTGAGCCGCATTTGGATTCGCGCAAAAAGCACCGTTACGGAGAAGATTATTCTTTCTGTATGCGCTGGCGCGAATTAGGGGGCAAAGTATGGTTTGACCCAGAAATCGGAATGGCTCACGCTGGATTAAAAGTTTTTCAAGGA